TTATGGTTGGCAGTTAAGCAAATAAAAGAAGATGCCCTCTTCTTATCCTATCACACAGGCGGACCAAAAGCAGATATTGATGGCAAACGCATAGATGCTGAAGGGTATGTGATGCACAGTGAGTACGGATCATGGAAATTGGTAGACCGTGAGGAGTTCAGTTATGCCAACTTCCGCATGGGAGTCGGTTCGTGATGCCCATTCGTTCGTGAATCAGACAGTCCCCCCGTTGATCGGGGGGTTGTTTATAAAATCGAAGGAACCCCTAGTCTACAAAGTGTTACCCAAGGGATATCAATTGTTCACTCATAAGTAAAAATTTTTTCGTTGCTATATAATGCAAAATAGGTTGATCATTAGAATGAAAAAAATTTCCGATAAAATTTTCGGCACTATAGAGATCGATCCAGTTACGGATGAATATAAATTAACAATACCTGAGTCTGTTGTTAATGAAATGGAATGGTATGAAGATAGTGTGATAGAATGGTCGATAGAGGACAAAGACGTTATTATCAGAAATTCCGATGACTAAAACCTATCATGTGTATCTAAAAGACGAAGTATTATTCAAAGATTTAAACGAAGAGGAGTTTGAGGTTATATGGGGAAGGTTATTTCATTCATATTATAGAGAAGATTTATCATATTCACTAATAGAAGATACGGATAATACTAAAGAGTTGGACTTAGAACCTTCATATTGACAATATACATAATCTGATGTAATATAGAATGGTAATTACAAGTTATTATGGCCAAAGGATTTACGGTTAAAGCAAAAACTCCGAAAAAGAGTGATAAACCTGAATGGGATTATGATAAAGCAAAAGAATTAGTTAGAGGGAAGACTGTTGTTTTCTGTCTACCTGGTAGAGGAGTATCATACACATTCCTAAAGAGTTTTGTACAATTATGTTTTGACTTAGTACAGAACGGATCAAGTATACAGATATCTCAGGATTACAGTTCTATGGTGAACTTCGCAAGATGTAAGTGTCTTGGTGCGAATGTTCTTCGTGGACCTGATCAATTACCTTGGGATGGTAAGTTACCTTATGATTATCAACTATGGATTGATAGTGATATTGTATTCAATACTGAGAAATTCTATCAAATTGTACTGATGGATAAAGATATTGCTGCTGGTTGGTATTGTACCGAAGATGGTAAAACCACATCGGTTGCTCACTGGTTAGAAGAAGAAGACTTCCGTAATAGTGGTGGTGTTATGAATCACGAAACTATTGAAAGTATTTCTAAGCGTAAGAAGCCTTTCACCGTTGATTATACAGGTTTCGGTTGGTTATTGATTAAAAAGGGAGTTTTTGAGCACAAACAGATGCCTTACCCTTGGTTCGCACCTAAAATGCAGGTATTCGAGTCAGGAGAAGTGCAGGATATGTGTGGCGAAGACGTATCTTTCTGCCTTGATGCGAAGGAAGCAGGGTTTGAAATCTGGTGCGACCCTCGTGTAAGAGTTGGTCACGAGAAAACAAGGGTGATCTAATGGCTGATAAGTACTCTATTCTATTAAATGGTTATCCTTTATTTTCTGATTTATCGCAATTTGAGTACTTTGAGCGTATGGAAGACCTATCTATAGAGTTCTATCAGACTGGATCACCCAAACCTGATGAACTCACCACTGAAATTACACAAGAAACAGACTAAACAATGGCAAAAGCAAAAACTGGTGCATGGGGAACTCAACAACTTGAGTCAACACCGAAAAAAACTCGTCAAGGAAGAGGAAAACACTCAAAATACTCCGCTACGTCCCGTAACTCGGCTCGTAAAAGATATAGAGGACAGGGCTAAATACCACAACGAGGAAATATTATGGAATGGGTTTACAAAATTTGGACTGAATTAACATGGGTTGAGGGTTTTATCTTCACCCTATGGTTAATTGGTCTATATTGGGGCAAAAAGAAGCTAGATTATCGGTTTGCCCGTAAAACACAACATGCTTGGGATAAAAGTATCTACAAAGTAAGAATTGTAGAAGACTCTCGTATTACCGTTGATAAAACCTAAAAATTAAAGTCATGCCACAAGAAACGATTAAATATACCATTAAACAAGATGGTAATGTAACTCAGGAAGTTATTAACGTCGCAGGAGATGCATGTATAAAACTAACAGAAGACATGGAAATTAGTCTAGGTGACTTGGATAAAAGAACTTATACTATTGATTATTATAAAGAACCCAATTTAAACCAAGATATTACAATTAACACTAACAATGTCTCATTTTAGTACAATTAAAACAAAAATTAAAAATAAACCAGAACTTGTAGAAGCATTAGAACTTTTACAGTATAATGTCGTTCAAGACGTTAAATTAGAGAATCCTTTAGACCATGAACACAAAAAATGGAGTGTTGATGTTGCTATTAGCGATGATATTGGGTTCAGATGGAACAAAAATACAGAATCTTATGAATTAGTTACCGATATTGAGACATGGAACCAACCAATACCCCCAGAAAGGTTCATTGATAAGGTTACACAGCAGTATGCACGTATGACAATTCATAATTCGACTAAAAAAATGGGTTTTCAGGTCGCTGAAGAGTGGGAAATGGACGATAATTCGATAGAAATTACGGTAAATAGGTGGGTTTGAAGTAATTATTAATATTTCATATAAATAACCGTAAGAAAACCCATGTTCTTATGGCAGTTAAGAGAATATCTAAGGCTTTTAAGGATATTAGCCTATCTTTTGAGCCACATCCAGTAACAAAAGACATTACTGTAATAAAAAATGCTAATGCAATTAAGCGTTCTATCAGGAATATAGTGCAAACTATTCCTGGTGAGCGTTTTTTTAATCCAATTTTAGGTTCAGATGTCCGTTCTAGTCTTTTTGACTTCGTTGATTTTGGTACAGCATCCGTAATTCAGAAAGAAATAACAACTGCAATAGAGAATTTTGAACCAAGAGTATATAATCTTCAGGTAGAAGCAACAGCAATACCTGATAATAATGAATTTGAAGTGAATATATATTTTGATATCATAGGACAAGAGTTTCCCACACAAGAATTCACATTTATGCTTGAAGCAACACGATAATAATGCCTTTTACCAAGTTTTCAAACCTAGATTTTGATCAAATTAAGACTTCGATCAAAGATTATCTCCGTGCTAACTCTGATTTTACGGATTTTGATTATGAAGGATCTAATTTTTCAGTCTTAATTGATACTTTAGCATATAATACTTACATTACTGCATTTAATGCAAACATGATTGTAAATGAATCTTTCTTAGATTCTGCAGTATTGCGTGAGAATGTTGTATCATTGGCAAGAAATATAGGTTATGTACCACGCTCTAGGACTGCTGCAAGGGCACAGGTGTACTTTCCAGTCTATATCGACACAAATACCTATTCTACGACTTCATTGACCTTAAAGGCGGGTCTAGTGTGCGTAGCGAGTTCTGCTGATGAAGCATTTACATTTGCTATTTCTGAAGATATTACATCAACAGTTAATAATGGTATAGCGAACTTTGGAACATTATCTGATCCAATTACAGTATATCAAGGTACATATATTACCCAATCATTCCAGGTTGATGGATCATTAGACCAAAGATTCTTATTAGAAAATGCATTTATTGATACTTCA